GCGGAGACTTGCCCGTACAAAGGGAACCGCCCGCTGTGGTGGCTGAACCAGGTGGGGACGGGCGAGGGGCAGAATCGGATTGTGCTGTGGGTGAAAAGTGACGGCTACAGAAAGACAATGGAAGAGTTTGCCAAAAAGGTCAAAGAAGCCAGGAGCGAGCGGGTAAAGGCAACAGGGGATAAAGCGTTTACCCACCTTGAAGCCTTGCTGACTGAATTGGTTGAAGTCCTTTTGCCGGACGAGAAATGCCGGGTTGTGATGGACTATGACCCGGACGCAGAGCAAGTTACTTTTTCCCGACTACCTGCACACGACATCCCGGCGGAAACGTAATGAGGCCGTCAAGCTCTTGGCCTTGTTCAAGGTAGAAGCGGACAATCGGACGTTCCAGATTGGGAAAAACACCATTCCAGGAAATGATTTCAAGCCGTTCACAAATGCGTTGAACCTCCGCTTTTGGAGTATCACCAAAATCAACGGTGTATTGGACAAGACTACCCATAAAAAATAATCTCCTTTGCTGTAGATTCCGGCGGCGGAGCAACGCCGCCGGGACAAGTATAGCAGAAGAAAACGAGAAAAGGAATAGACCATGCTTGAAATTGTACCTATGACACTAAAAGAGGCAAACGCATTTGTGGAGCAGAACCACCGGCACCACGGGAAAGTGGTGGGCCACAAGTTTTCTATCGGCCTTTCGGATGGTGAAAAAATCGTAGGCGTTGCCATTGTGGGCCGTCCGGTTGCCCGGCACCTGGACGACGGGTGGACGCTGGAGGTCAACCGGCTTTGCACCGATGGAACCCGTAACGCCTGTTCCATGCTGTATGCCGCCTCTTGGAGAGCGGCCCGCGCTATGGGCTATAAGCGGATAGTGACCTACATATTAGATAGCGAGAATGGCGCAAGCCTGCGGGCCTCTGGCTGGAAGTGCGTGGGGCAAGCTGGGGGGCTGCGGTGGACTGGACGGCGACGGCCCGAAGTCGATTTATACCCCGCACAAATGAAAATCAGATTTGAAAAGGAGGCGGATTGAGGATGCCTAAAAAGAGTTACCCCGGCGGCTTCCGGCTGACGCTGAAAACGGCGCGGGCGCTGGCCGTCCAGGAGTTCGGGACGGCAAAGGGCCTGGAGCCGGACCGGGGGACAGACCTGGAAGGGTATTTCAGGATGCAGATGGGGAACCTCTGTGTCTCCATCCAGCCGGACATCGGAATGAGCGGGTGAATCGTGATCTATGCGGGCCTGTCTACGGCCAGCCATACTTGCGTCGGCTACTTCAACCGGGAGACGCTGGAGCCGGACTATGACACGATGGACAAGTACGAGCGGCAGGAGAAGCGCGAGGCGCTGGAACAATGGGTGTTCGGCGGCGGGCCGGAGCCGTGCCACAAGCTGATTGATGAAGTCTGGAACAGGGGATAGCCATGAAGAAAATCATCTGTTTCAGCGGCGGTCATTCCTCTGTGCTGGCAGCAATCGAAACGGCCAGGAAGTATGGAACCGAAGGAATGGTCCTCCTAAATCACGATATTTCCCCGCACGTCGAGCATGAGGACATTAAGCGCTTTAAGCGGGAAGTGGCGGAGTACATCGGCCTGACTATTACATACGCCAATATGCCGGGATGGGAGACTATGCCGCCGCTGGCTGTGGCTGTGGCAAATAAGGCGTTCAACCATCCCGCGTTTTGCACCAGCAGATTGAAAACAGAGCCGTTCTATAAATGGCTGGAGGAAAACGGGGAGCGCGGCGACTGGGTGATATATGGCTTTGACGCAGAAGAAACAAGCCGAATGATGCGCCGAAGCACGATTATGAACGCTATGGGCTATCAAGCGGTATTCCCTCTGGCGGATTGGGAACGGACGATTCAAGCGACCGAGGAAGTAGGGATAGCACGGCCCAGCACCTACACGACCTATAAGCACGCTAACTGCATTGGTTGTCTGAAAGCCGGGAAACAGCATTGGTATTGTGTGTACTGCCTGCGCCCGGATATTTGGGGCGAGGCAAAAGCAGCGGAGGAAGAAATCGGCTACAGTATTATCAAAGGTGTTTACCTGAAAGAGCTGGAACCGGAGTTCAAGGAAATGCGCGATACCCTCCGCATTATACCGACAGATAAGACCAGCAGCGCCCACTTTTGGAAACAGGTCCGAGAGGCCATGCCGGAAGAACAGCTTGAAATCCCGTGCGATTGCAGTTTTTGAAACAAGGAGGTATGAATCTGTGGGAAGAGAAGTAAAGCGCGTGCCGCTGGATTTTGACCACCCGCTGGGCAGGGTATGGTACGGATACCAGATCGTTTTCTGCCATGAAGATTACGAGGGCGGGTGCGAGAGGTGCAAAGAGTTTGCCCGTATCATGGGTATTCCGCCGAAACTGTATAAGAACATCCCGGACGACGACCCGTGCCCGGACTGGAGGAAGTATTTCAAAGTGGACCCGCCAGAGGGCGAGGGATACCAGCTTTGGGGCACAACATCAGAGGGCGAGCCGAGAAGCCCGGTATTCAAAACGCCGGAGGAACTGGCCGAGTGGTGCGCAGAAAATGATACCGTCTTTGGGAACATAAGAGCCACAAAGGAAGGATGGCTGGAAATGATTCAAAAGGACATGATCGCGGCGGAAGTCAACGGCGTGCTGTATTTGTAAAGGAGGGACCAATGAAGCCTATCTACAAGCCGAAGGGCGCGGCGGCGGAGTACGGCGATTACGCCGTGAACATCTATACCGGATGCCCTCACCGCTGCTATTACTGTTTCGCGCCCCAGGTCCTCCACCGGGACCGGGAGACGTTTCACAACTGCGTGGAGCCGCGCAAGGATATTGTGCGGGAGGTTCGGCGGCAGTTGGAGCGGGAGCAGATCACCGGGCAGCTCATTCACCTGTGCTTCACCTGTGACCCGTACCCTACCGGCTGCGACACGTCGGCCACGCGGGAGGTCGTTCAGGCGTTGAAGGAGTGCGGAAACCACGTCCAGATTTTGACCAAGGGGGACGGACGGCGGGACTTTGATCTGCTGGATAGCGAGGACTGGTACGGCGTGACGGTATCCTGCGATTTGCCAATGTCCGCCACGGCGGAGCCGTTCGCCGCAACCCCGGCAAGCCGCCTGTATGATCTGGAGACGGCGAAGTGCAGGGGTATCAATACATGGGTATCGTTCGAGCCGGTCCTTGACCCGGCGGCGGTGCTGGACTGTATCAAGGGGTGCGCCTACTTCATTGACCGGGTGAAGATCGGGAAGCTGAACTATCACCCGTCGGACATCAACTGGGCGCGGTTTGGCCGGGAGGCTGTGGCCGCGTGCGAGGAAATGGGCCTGGACTACTACATCAAGGACAGCCTGCGGGCGGAAATGGACAAACTGTGAGCGGCGGCGCGGACTGGTCCAGGACGTGCGAAGGGTGCGCCCATATCGTGAATGAGCCGGGACCAAAGGACGTGCTGTGGGCGCGGTGTTTTGCGCCAGGGACGCGCCGGGGGTACGTCGTGGGAAATGGACGCTTTCTCCCGTATATCCCCGCATGGTGTCCGATGATGCAGGGAAAGGAGGCGGACAATGGGGCCGGAAAGTAAGAACGAAGAGTACACATTGCACCTGGACGGCGTGCCGATTGCGTGGAGGGAACCGCTGCCGGAAATCACAGTGAGAGAAGAAGGTGTCGCAGAGCTGGCGGGCGGTCTTGTGTGTGAGCCGTTGGAGTTTACCGCGCATTTTAAGACGCCGAAGCGCTGGCGCTGCGGGAGCCGGAAACGGTTTATCAAGCTGCTTATGTCAAAAGGAATCAGCCGAAACCAGGCCGGGAGCGTGGCAAGAGTAGCGAGAATCGCGGGAGTGCCATATGGGGAACTGTGGCGGGACTACTTCTTTTGGGGGTGAGGGCCTATGACAATCGGCTTGATTGACGTAGACAGCCACAACTACCCAAACCTGGCGCTTATGAAAATATCCGCCTGGCACAAGGCGCAGGGCGACACGGTGGAATGGTGGTGGGGATTCGGGGAGTACGACCGGGTGTATATGAGCAAGGTCTTTGACGAGACGTATTCCCCGGACGTGCCGGAGCCGCTGAACGCCCGCGAGATCATCAAAGGCGGGACCGGCTACGGCCTAGACAACCGACTGCCGGACGAGGTGGAGCATATCTACCCGGACTATTCCCTGTATCCGAAGCTGACACACGAAACCGCCTACGGATTTTTAACCAGAGGATGCCCGCGCGGATGTTCGTTCTGCGTCGTGGCGGAGAAGGAGGGCCGCGCTGCCCGAAAGGTGGCAGACCTTAACGAGTGGTGGCGGGGACAGAAACATATTGAACTGCTGGACCCTAACCTGCTGGCCTGCAAGGAACACCTGGACCTGCTGGGACAGCTTGCGGACAGCGGCGCGTTTGTAAATTTCAATCAGGGATTGGATTGCCGCCTGCTGACGATGGAAAACATTCGGGCGATCAATGAGGTCCGGGTGAAGGATATTCATTTTGCCTGGGACCACATGGAGGAAAGCGGCGCTGTTATGCGCGGCCTGCGGCGATATGCGGCCTACGCCTCCAGAAAAGTTCATGGAGCATATGCAACCGTGTATTGTCTGGTCAACTACGGCACAACGATGAAAGAAAATCTGTTTCGGATTTATACCCTGCGCGATATGGGATTTGACCCGTATGTGATGGTCTACGATAAGCCCAACGCGCCAAAGGAAATACGGATGCTGCAAAGGTGGTGCAACAACCGTCTGATTTTCAAATCTGTGCCGGATTTTAAGGATTATGACCCGAAGCGGGGGTAAGGAGGTGGTTCAGGTGGAGCATTTAGGAGACATTACGAAGCTGAATGGTTACGCGCTGCCAGCCGTTGATGTAGTCATTGGTGGTTCACCTTGTTAGCCAAGACCTGTCTGTGGCCGGGAAACGCGCTGGCCTTGCCGGGGCGCGGAGCGGCCTGTTTATGGAGCAAGTCAGACTAATTAAGGAAATGAGGGAGGCAGATGTACGAAGAGGCCGTACAGGAAAGTTTATTCGGCCCAGATTCACGGTGTGGGAAAATGTCCCCGGAGCGTTCAGCTCAAACAAAGGAGACGACTTCCGCGCCGTCCTTGAAGAGACAATCAGGGTCGCAGAGCCGGACGCGCCCGACGTTCCATTGCCTGCAAAGGGAAAGTGGCCGCTGGCTGACTGCTGGATGGGGGACGGCTGGTCCGTCGCCTACCGAGTTCTCGATGCGCAGTTTTGGGGAGTGCCCCAGCGCCGCCGTAGAATCGCGCTTGTCGCAGATTTTGGAGGACACGACGCACCCGAAATACTCTTTGTCCGCCAAAGCGTGTGCGGGGATACTGCGGAGAGCGGAGCGGAGGGGGAAGAAGCTGCCGCCAGAACTGGAAGCGGCGCTGGTCGCACAAGCAAGCGCGGGACAGACTACTTAACAGGCTGGGATAATCAGGAAAAGCGCGTATTTTCAACACAGGGGGTTACTCAAACATTAGCTGGAAGTGACGGTGGCGGCGGACGGACGGTCTGCGGTTACATATACGATGCCAGAGAAAACGGCATTGGACATACAGCCGCAGGATTCAAAGCCGGAAATGGCGCAAAGGCGAACGGTATAGGTTATCAAGAGGAAGTAGCGCCAACATTGTCAGCAGTTAATTCGGGAACAAATCAGGTCCCGGCGGTGGCAGTTTTTGAAAACCACGGTCAAGACAGCAGAATAACGGGGCCGCTTAGAGTTTTTCCGACGGTAAGCGCAAAGTTTGGGACCGGGGGAAACAATACGCCGCTTGTAATGGCGACCGGACAGGGCGGAGCGGAAATCTTGGAAAATCTGTGTCCTACAATGAATTGCAACCATGAGCAGCCTATTGTCACGGAAACTGGATGCTTGACGCCGTGGGATATACAATCGCGCCGCATAGCTGGGGCGGACGGAATAAGCCAAACGCTTTATAGCAAAGGAAAGACAGGCGGAGCAGAGGGGCAAACGGTATTTGCGGGAATTGTGCGCCGCCTCACTCCGCTGGAATGTGAACGCCTCCAGGGCTATCCTGACGGGTGGACCGACATAGGGCCGTGGACGGACAGCGCCGGGAAACTGCACAAGAAGAGCAGCGACAGCGCCCGCTATAAAGCGTTGGGAAATTCAATCGCCTTGCCGCCCTGGTCCTGGGTGCTGAAACGGCTGTGCGCCTGTTACGAGCGGACGGCCACAATGGCAAGCCTCTTTGACGGTATTGGCGGATTCCCGCTGATATGGGAGCGGCTGAACGGGCCGGGGTCCTGCCTGTGGGCCAGCGAGATTGAAGAATTTCCAATCGCCGTTACCAGGCGGCGGTTCGGCGGGAAGGAGACGGAACCATGAGTTATTGCAAGGACTGTGGCCGGGAAATCGACTGGATGCGGACGGAGGAAGGGCGATATATCCCGGTGGACCCGGAGCCAGTATTTGTCATTGAGGGCGACGGGGACGAGCATTTCTACACCGAGGAAGAGGGCGTGCTTACCGGACGACTGGCGAGGCCGGAGGAAGTGCAGACCAGGGAAGCCAAAATCAACACGCCGCTGGGGTTTGTGCCGCACTGGCGGACCTGCCCTTGCAGGGGCGATTATCGACGGAAGGGAGAGTGAAACCGTGGAAAAGGTAAAGTACATCAAAGTGGGACAAGCCCCGAAGCATCGGCGGGTGAGCCTGCGGACGTGGCTTGCACGGCTGAACGGCTGGACCGTGGCGTGGTATGCGTTCCTGACAGTGGCCGGGGTCCTACTGTATAAACTGGGCGCGGCCTATGCCCTGCGGGAGCGGGGGTATTACGCCGTCGGCGGCGCGGCGCTGGCCTTGCTTCTGCCCGTGTTCTACTACTGCGCGGCGGCAACTGTCCGGGACATCCTGCGGGATGCGAAGGACCGGGGAAAATGAACCGCAGGAAGAAGCGGCCAGCGAGGAAACCGCCCGCCAATGCCACGGCCTGGTGCGCTCTACATCAACGGCTGATGAATGATATTTACATACGGCGGCGGGGATGCGTGATGCGGCGGTGTAAGCATTTGAATTGGCTGGAGATAGACCAGCCGGAAAAGAACGATGGACGCCCGGAAACGGGTCCAAATAAATGAAAAGTGAGGCAAAGAAAATGGTAGACATCAAGGGGTTAGACAAGGCGCGGGTGCTGAAAGCGCTCTATGACCACAGCCACGTCCAGGGGTCGGGATTCTTGCAGGCCGTTCCCGATGGGGTTGTCACGGTGGAACACTGTGAAATGCTGCTGGGAAGCCAGACCTATTTCGACTATCTGCACGGGCGGGTGCTGAAAGTGGAGCTGTCCGGGGACGAGTTCGACGAGCGCCTGTACGACCGGGATTGCGGCGAGGGTGCCGCGCAGCGAGCGGTCGATTCCATCAAGGACGCGCCGGAGGGCGGCGAGGACGCTGCCGGGAATGCGGACAGCGAGAAGAAGGAGCCGTCCTTGGAAGAGCAGGCGGAAATGACGAAGGAAGCCGTACACAAAATCATGGATATTTTGAAGGAGCTTCCGCCCGCCAGCTATGCCGTTGCCTGCATGACGCTGAAAATGGTGCTGGGGCCGGTGCCGTCGATGGGAGGGCTGACCGGACTGTTGATGATGGGCGGACAGTTTGCGCCGCCGCTGTTCAAGTCCGTTGAAATGCCGATGGGCTGGCCGACGGGAATGGGGCCGCATGGCCGGTTCGGATAAAAGAAAATGCCCTGCGCGAGCTTCTGACAGCTTGCGCAGGGCACACCCCGGAGGGTGCATAGATTGGACACAACATATTGTACCACAATCCGGGGTCACATACAAGAGGGAAACCATGCGCTGCGGCGCATTTCGGGCTTGTATGGAATAGTAACTTAACGACCACGGAGGGGGGCGCTATCGGTATGCGTACAGTGTACCGGGAAAAGAAGTACATCTGTGGGGAATACCTGGACGTGTTTTTCTATCCCGTCTTTGAAGTGGGGAAGCACAGCGGCAGGAAGCGCAAGAAAAGAAAGCCGTCCACCGATGCACAAAAGAAGCTCAACCAGCGGCACCGGGAAGAGAAACTGGCCCGCCTGCTTCACGCAAACTTCACGCCGGAAGGACTGGAAATCCACCTGACCTATCGAGTGCAGCCGGAGAACGACGAGGAAGCAAAGCGGCACTTGCAGAACTTCATCCGCCGATTGAAGCGGTACATAGCGAAGCACGGCCTGGGAGTGCTGAAATACATAGCTATCACCGAGCGGGGGAAGCGTGGAGGCCGATACCACCACCATGTCACAATCGAAGTCGAAAAGGGAATTGACCGGGACGTGCTGGAACAGCTCTGGACAGACACGGAGGGCCACGGGTACGCCAACTCCCGCCGCTTGCAATTCAACGAAGAGGGGCTGGAGGGGCTGGCCCGGTACGTCGTGAAGTCTCCCGCTGGGAAAAAGTCGTGGTTTGCGTCGCGCAATCTTATTGACCCAGGGCCAAAGGAAAGGGACGGGCGCGTTTCCGGGAAAAAAGCGCGGGAAATGGCCGAGAATATCCAGGACAGCACGCAGTTTGAAAAGCTCTACCCTGGCTATCTGTGCGCCAAGGCGGAGGCGTGGCACAATGACGTGAACGGCGGGTGCTATCTGTTCGTTCGCCTCTACCGGGCAGATGGGAAGTTTATCAAGCCAAAGCAGAAACAGAAACGGAGGTCAAAGAAATGAGCAAGAGCATGGTAGAGCTGCCCGGCGGCGGGTGCGCCACGGAGAGCGAGGCGCTGACAGCACTGGCAGCGGAAGCCAAGCGGCGGGGCGTCAGCTATGGGAAACTGGTAGCCGATACCACCGAGTGGGAGCAGGCCGAAATCATCCGGGACTACTGCGCGTCGAAGCGGAGGAACAGGAGGAAAAAGTGAACATACCAACACAGATAAGCAAGTGCGACGAATGTGAGTTTCACTATCTCTATGCGGACCTTGACGGAATCCATAGCGGATGTAGGAGGCCGAAAGGGGTAATTGTAGACTGCTTTGGCGCGCTGGAGAGAAGGGAGAAAACAAATGGGTGTGGATGTGAAGGACCTGCCGCCCGCCTATCAGGCCCAGGCTTTGCGGAAGTGGGCGGAGCAGGAGCGGAAAAAGAAGCGCCTGCCTCTCCCCTGCCCTGCCGACGCCGGACCGGGGAAGCCTGCCAAGTATCACAACAAGCCAACCGAGCGGGTGACACCATCCGGGGCCGTCCTGCGGTTTGACAGCCAGAAGGAGGCCCGCCGGTATGACGAACTGGCCGCGCTGGAGCGGGCCGGGCAAATTCGGGACCTGCGTTTGCAAGTGGATTTTACTTTGCAGGAAGCCTACACCGACAGCGAAGGGCGGCGGGTGCGTGCTATCCGGTACAGGGCGGATTTTACATACTGCAAGCCGCTGGGAGACGGGAGGCATGCGGCGTACTGGGCGGATAAGTCGGGAGCGCTGTGGGTTCTGGTGGTGGAGGACGTGAAGAGCCGCGCAACCAAGACAAAACAGTACATTATGAAGCGAAAAATGATGAAAGAGCGCCTTAATATCAACATTCAGGAGGTGTAATGCGTGAAACTAAAGAAAGTCGGCGCGATTTGCAATGCGGGCGGGTGCTACTACCTGATGGACGAGCGGGACGCCGCCGGGGAAATCGTGGGCCAATGGCTGGGCGACGGGAAATCGGCCTATCCACTGGTGGGTCTGCCGGTCATGGACCTGGAAAACATCTGCGCCATGTTCGACATTACCGAGAAGAAGCGCGAAAAGCTGGTGATGCGCCGGGCCGACGTGCCAGATTCGATGAACTGGGAGGACACGGCACCGCTGGAGCGCCAGCTTGACGACCCGAAGCTGTGTGTGCGCTATGACGGGAGGGACCTTCTGCCGCTGGAAACGACGGCGGGCGTCACGTTCATTCAGGAAAAGTACCTTTTGCCGCTGGACGGCCTGGAATATATGCGGCTTTACGAGCGCCGGGGCAGAAACGGGGACCTGTTCTACATTGTGGCAAAAATCGGGATGATGATTCAGGCGGTCATTATGCCCATGGATTTGCCGGACAAGGACTTCATGGAGGCGCTGAACGACCTGACAAGCCAGTGCCGCGACGCCATGCGGAAAAAGGCGCTCATTCCGAAACAGGAAAGCGTGCCGGAGCGGGAGACGGGGCCGCTGTTCCAGGTGGATGCAAGCACCGGGGAAGTTGTCGGGGAAGGAGTGGGGGAATGAGGGCATTTACTGTACATCAGCCCTATGCCTATGCGATCGTGGCCGGGCTGAAACCACACGAAACGCGCTCCAGGAGGACCAACATTCGGGGCCGCGTGGCCGTCCATGCAGGATTGCGGGACATAACGGTAAACGAGATGAAACTTTGCGAAACCTACATCCCAATGGGGACTATCCTTGCTATGGGCGCGGTTGTGGGAACCGTGGAAATCGTCGATTGTGTTCCGGTGGAGGAAGTCGTAGGTGCGTTGACGCCGCAGGAGCGGGCGCTGGGAGACTATTCGCCGGGGCGCTGGGCCTGGGTCCTGAAAAATCCGGTCATGTTCGATATGCCGATTTACGCACGCGGGAAACAAGGCTGGTGGGAATGGGAAGGGGGAGACAAAACGTGAAAACGCTGGCAATCGTCAACTTGAAGGGCGGCGTGGGCAAGACCGTTTCGGCGGCGAATATGGCCCACATCCTGGCCGTGTACCACCACAAGAAGGTACTGCTGGTGGACGGGGACAAGCAGGGCAGCGCGTCCCGGTATTTCGGGATGTACGGGGAGCAGGCCGGGACGGAAGCGCTGCTGATGCAGTTGCGGGATGCGGCGGAGGTAATCTACCCCACGCAGTACAAGGGCCTGGACATCATCACGTCAAACCTGGAGCTGTACAAGGCGGACCGGATGATGTATGACAGCGAGGCCGACGAGGATATGGCTATGCGGCTGTATGTGCGGCTGGGCTATGTGAAAAACGACTACGACTTCTGCATCATCGACAATGGGCCGTCGGTGGACACCGTGACGCTGAACGTGCTGGCGGCGGCGGACGACGTGCTTATCCCTATCCGACCGGACGAATTTTCCTTCTCCGGTCTGCTGGACCTGGTGGAGCAGGTGAACGGGGTGCGAGAGGCCGTCAATGCGGGGCTGACCCTGCGGGGCGCGTTCTTCACCCACTGGCAGAACCGGGAAACCTTCTGGCAGGCCCGCCGGTCACTGGAGGACAGCGGGATTTGCCCCGTGTTCCAGACGGCCATTGGATACAATCCGAAGGTGCCGGAAAGCACGCTGGAGGAAATGCCGCTGTGTGCGTTCGCGCCCCGGTCCTGGGCCGCTATCCAGTACAAGAAGCTGACGGCGGAGTATCTGGCCTTGACCGATTCGGGCAAGCGGAAGGAGGGGTAAAGTTGACTGTTGCGGAAGCTATTAACCGCGCCTGCGACGAAGCGGAAAAATTCGACGAAGCGTGCAGGATTGCGAGACAGCAAGCAGAAGCCATAAATGAACTGTGCGCATGGACGGATGAACTAAAAGCCTACAGGGAAACGGGGCTGACGCCGGAGGAAGTTACAGCGTTGCAGGTGAGCAATCAGGAACTCAAAAAAGAGGCGTTGCCCATTTTGCAGGCGAAGGTTCAAGGCAGGCTGGTGATTCTGCCGTGTGGCCTGGGCGAAACGGTGTATGCCAATTTCGCCATACGCGGGGACTATCTGCGGGAGAAAGACAAGCCGTATCCGTGCGAGGTCGTTTTTATCGGTTTAAGCAAAGAGCCATTCCTGCATATCCAGTTTAAGAACGGGCGAGTGTTCCAGGTAAAATTTTGTGAAGTAGGCAAAACCGTATTTACCACAAGAGAAGCGGCGGAAGCGGCGTTGAAGGAACAGGAGGGATAAGCCGTGGGATTCGACATTATGAGCTTGCAGAAGGGCCGGGGGCAGGTCCAGGCGCGGAGCCGTGCGGACGAGGGCCGCGCCGTGCTGAAATACATAGACGTGGAGGACCTGGTGCCGTCCGAAGATAATTTTTACTCCATGTCGGCAATCGACGAGCTGGCCGGGCTTATTGAACTGTCCGGCGGCGTGAAGCAGCCGGGGCTTGTGGTGCCGCTGGGCGGCGGGAAGTACAAACTTCTTTCCGGCCACCGTCGGCGGCTGGCTTCCCTCCAGCTTGTGAAGCAGGGCAAGGAAGCCTATCGGAAGATGCCGTGCATGGTGGAGGACGCGGGCCGGGACGTGGAGCGGGACGACGAGGCGGACGAGCTGCGGGCTATTGACGAGGCGATTTTGCTTATCACCACCAACGGCCAGCGGGAGAAAACCGACTGGGACAAGGTGCAGGAGGCAACGCGCTTGCGTGCGCTTTTGGACCGGAAACGTCAGTTTGAGAAAATCCCCGGCGAGACGCGCAAGCTCATTGCCGAGCAGTTGGGAACCACGCCCGCACAGGTGGGCCGGTATGACAGCATTGCAAAGCACCTGATTCCCGCGTTTAAGGGCTGGCTGGAGGAAGGGAAAATCGGTATCTCCGTGGCCTACGAGCTGTCCACGCTGCCAGAGGACGTGCAGGAGAAAGCAGCGGCGGAGTGCTGGGGGAAGCATGGGCCGCTGACGCTGGAGGACGTGCGCAAGTGGAAGCCTGTGGAGCGGGAGCGTCCGCCCGTGGAGCCGGAACTGCCGGTAACGATGGTCACGGCGGACGAGACAGGACCAGCGCCGACGTCGGAGCAGATGCAGGAGATTTTGGAGCGGGCAAAGGACCGCCCGGACAGCGGCGCGGCTGTGCTGCCGGAAAAGCTGGAGAATGAAGAGGGCGCGCCAAAGGTAGAGTGGAAGGAGCTGTTTTCAGCGGAAAACGCTGGGAAAATCGTGGACTTCCCCGCGCCGCCCGCTCCCACGCCTGTGGAGGATGCGGCGGAGCCGGAAAAGGAGCCGTTGAGCAACAAGAAAGTCGTAGAGCGCCTGGAGGACCTGAAGGAATACTGCGAAGAGTGTATGGGGTCGTGGGACTGTGTGGAATATGAAACGTGGATAGAGTGGGCGGAAGCGCTGGCCGTGGCAATCGCCGCCCTGCGGAAGTGAGGGCGCGGCAGTGGAAGAAAGAACAGAGCGGCACACGCGCCAGCCGCTGATTCACGGAAGAATGATCTACCGCTGTGAGCAATGCGGGAAGAGCTGGCCTATGTATCTGGAAAAGGGCGTTGAAGAGTTTGGGGCGAACCATAAGCCGTCACCCTTCACAATCACCTGCCCATACTGCGGCGGGCTGGCTATGGACGTGTCCGGGATTCAGAAGGTGCCGGGCGGCGGGTATGTGACGTTGCCAGACGGATACGGATACTTTGCAAATCTGGAGGACAGAGATTGTGGAGTTCCAATACTGCGCGAGGTTGGAGTTGTACGGAGCGGGGCAAAGATACTCATTGCGGACGAAATAGACAGCCTCTTGCGGGAGTGGGAAATGGAGCTTGCAATGGAGGCCATAGCAGGATACGGGGAGACGGAAGCGCGGGAGATTATGAAAAAAGCCCGTGCAATGGCGGAGTGGCGGACCTGTTCGCTGGAAGAAATCATAGGCGAGATTATGAGCGCGGTTGCC